TCCGCCCAGTTCACGCGCCAGACCTCGACCTCCGCGTTGTCCCAGCGGCCATCGAGAATGTCAGTCTCGGTGATCCGGTCTGAGGTCAGCACGCCCTCCGCGTCCTGCGCATCGACCGACAGGTCAGACCCCGATCGCACCTCGGAGGCCGTCAGCCCGCTTTCCGGCTCGAAATCGGTGCCGTCGAATTTCAGTGTCAGATCATGATCGGTGAAGCCAAAGGTGACACCGTCCGCACGGGCGATGCGCCAGCACCACGCAAGCGTCGTCGTCCCATCGTCAAGATGGGCCTGAAGATCAGGGTTGATGCTTTTCATCTGCGGAGTTCCAGAAGTGGAATGGAGGTGATTGAGCCCAGCCGCTCAAGATCGAGCGTCACGTCGAGCGCGTCGCTGTCAAAGCGGACGGGTACGTCGAACTCAAAACCTGCGGTGACGGCGACGCCGACCCCGGGCGCGGTACTGAAGGTGACGAGGCCAGTCGTGGTGTCGGCCGACCAGCCTGACGGCTGCTCGACGCCGCCGAACGCGATGCGCACAGTGCCCGTCACCGGCTTGGCGATGGCCCGCGTCCAGGACTGCGCGCCGGACGTGTAGCGCTTCACCAACTGGAACGACGTCATCGCGCCATCGCCGGTGCCAATCGCCTGATCGGTGAGCGATGGTGTGCCCGAGGGTAGACAGGACTTGTGGTCGCCCCAATCCTTGAAGCGAAACCCATGCAGCCGACCATTGCGCGCCTCAAAGAAGGCAACGACAGCCGCCAGATCATCAGCGCGGCGAATGCCGTAAGCGACATCATAGCGCCGTCGGGAATTTGCCCAGCTGGCGTTGCGCTCCTCGTCGCTGGAGGCCAGTTCGACGATCTGCGTTCGGCGCTCCGGCCCACCCCGCGCGCCCCGGCTGATATTGTCGGGAAACCGGACCTCATGAAACGCCATCAAGTCTCTCCATGGTTCGTGCTCTGGCCCCCGCAACCGGTTCCTACTTGCGGGGTCCCACTCACATCCCCCTCCGCCCGAGCGACACGGCGCGGGCGATGTCAGCCGCGACCTGCGTCCTGGATTGCCGGAAGCTCTCGGCGTCGCGGGCCATGATGGTGACGTTCACCCCGCCGCTCGCGCCGTAGCTCTGTGCCTCACGCGGCGACAGCACCCGCTCTCCGCGTTGCAGGATTGCCGGGACTTCATCGTGGCGGAGACCGGCAACGCCGCCGGAATGCATGCGAGGTGCGGCCGCGAAGGCCATCGCGGGGACAATCCGGCCTGGCGCAGAGGCCCCTACCATGCCGCCTGCATGCAAGATGTTCGCGAAGATCCCGCCCGCACCCCCAAGCGCGCCGGAAAGCGCGTTGGCGATCGGCCCGAGGATGAACCGCCGCGCCGCCAGCTTGGCGAGATCGGCCAACAGCGAGGTGACCAAGTCGCGGAAATCCAGCTTGCCGGTCTTGACGAAGTCTCCAACCGCGTTCTCTGCCGACTGGAATGCGCCGACGAGGCTCTGGCCGATATCCCCGCCAATCTCGCGTGCCTTGTTGGCATAGTCGCTGAGCGCTGCTGTGACTGCCTGCCAGCCGGTGACGGCGGCTTCGGTATTCGGTTCGGCGGCAGCGGCTGCAGCCTCGGCCGCAGCACCTGCACCCGTGGCGGCGCGTCCGGCATCGCCAAGGGCCGTCTCGAACCGCTCAGCCGCGTCGGTCGCCTCGGTCAGCGCGTCTGCGCCATCCTCATTGCTGCCCTGCACCGCGTCACGCAAGGCCTGCCAGCTGGCGAGTGGCGCACGCGCGCCTTCGGCCAGATCGCGAGCCGCGCCGCGATAGGTGTTGGCAGTTGCAAGGGCGGTATTGGCCGCCTGGGTGAGCCCCAGATCGGGGGCTGTGAGCGGATTGTCCTCAAAAGCGCGGTCGAAAGCGGATTGAGCGGCGGTGGTCGCAGCCGTCGCTGCACCCTCAAACCGGTTCTCGATCTGGCCCAGTTCGAGATCGGGGATGATCGAGATACGCCGCTCCGACCCGAGCGCTTCCAGCCCCTGGTTGATCCCGCCGATGAATGTATTGATGCGCGAAACGACGCCATTCAGCATGGCTTCGACGCCGTCGATCAGGCTGTTGGCCGCCTGAAACGCCAGATCGCCGATGGCCGCCGGAAGCAGTCCCCAGATCGCCTTGATCGCCTCATAGGCCCCCTCAAACGTGTTCGCGGCCGTGTTGCCAAAAGCCACGACGCTATCGATGGCGCTCTGCATGCCGGAGGCGGCATCGGCCTTCAGATCGAAGAACATTGCCGTGGCCGCAGCCCCCGCCGCCGCAGCCCCCATCTTGATGCGATCCCAGACCTCGACGGCGAGGTCTTTCAGGAGGGACATCGCTTCGCCAAACCCACCCGCACCGGAAACAAGGCGGGTGAACTGGTAGACAAGCTCGCCCGCGCCAACGATCAGTGCCCCGATGCCGGTGCGGATCAGCGCGCCGCGCAGAAGGACCAGCGCTGTAGCGAGCCCACGGACCGACAGCGCTGCGACCGCCATCCCGGCGACCCAACGCCCTGTAAGAAAGGCCGCAAACGTGGTGGCATAGGTGGTCAGACGGCCGATATTGTCGAAGAGGCCCCGGATCGCGATGCCGAGCGGACCGGTCCGGCTGGCCACGGCCGCCATGGCATTCGCGACGGCTTCCAGCGCAGGGGCTGCAGCAACCGCGAGCTGGTTCGACAGGCCACGCCAGATCAGGCCGAGCCGCGATATGGCGTCGTTCGTCCGCTCGATCTGGTTGGCATCCTGCTCGGAGACGACCACCCCGAAGGCGAGCACGTCCTCGGTCGCCTGGCGCAGCGTCGCGGTGTCGATGCGCGACATCGCGATGGAGCCTTCTTCGCCAAAGAGCTGACCGGCAACGGCGGCGCGTTCGGCCGCAGGCACGAAACTTTCGATTGCCGCGTTGATCGCGCCCACACGTTGGTCAAGCGGCAGGGCGATCAGCTCGGTGGCCGAGAGCCCCAGCCGCTCCAGCGCATCGGCGGCGGGACCGGTCCCGGCGGCCGCCTGGCTGAGACGGCGCGTCAGATCCTTCGTGGCCTGCTCAATCCCGGAGATGGAGACGCCCGCCAACTCACCCGCCCGCTCCAACGTCTGGATCGAGGCGACGGTGGTCCCCAGCGATTGCGCCAACTTGGCCTGCGCGTCGACGGTTTGCAGCCCGGACCGGACCATCGCCACGCCAGCAGCGGCAGCGGCGGCCACCGCGGCAGCGGCGGCCACTGTGACACGGCGGGAAAACGCCGCGAGCCGTGTATTGGCCGCTTCCATCTCCCGGCTAAGGCGGCCGAAGCCGCGCGCCCCGGCTTCGCCCACGCCTTCCAGCTCGGCACGCACCTGTCGGCCGCCGACTGCGGCAAGTCGGACAGAAACGCGCTTTTCAGCCATTGGAATGATCCATCTGTTCGTTGAGTTTTGCCACCATCACCGCCTCGATGGCGGGCAGCAGTTCAGCTGCTGCGGCAGGTGGCACGCCGAGTGCATCGGCCAGCGCCAGCGCTGCCGACATGTCCCAGCCGACAACCGCGCCCGGCAGCACACGGAGCTGGCCACCGAGGCGACCGACCAGGTCCCAGACCTGCCAGCCGTCATGCGTGAGCGGCTGGTTCAGCCGCGCCGGGCAGTCTTCGCAGGTCGCTTGGCACGCGTCGCAGTAGCGCTCGCCCCCGCCGAAGGACCATTCGGCGAGAGCGCGGAGACGTTTTTTTCCTGTTCCAGCAGCAGACCTTTGGAAACGTAGGTCAGCTGGAAGGCTTCGAAGATCGGCCAGACATCGAGCAGCGCGTCGATAGCCTCGGGGCTGGGGACGATCACGTTGCCATCGGCGTCGCCAATGCCCTCCCAAGTGAGAACTGCCCGGCGCGCCAGCGCCTTGGCGAAGGCAACGGCGCGTTCCTCGTCGCTGGCCTCCTCTGGCAGGCTTTCGACAACCGGATCGCTGCGCGTCGCGACCATAATGGCCGTCGTCAGCGGGCGGAGTTGCACCCGCACGCCGGGTGCAAGGTCGTGCCAGCGGGGTGCATTCGTCAGATCGAGCGTCAGCATCAGTAAATCTCCACATCATTCACGAGGGTGGCGGTGCACATCCGGCCGACGGTGCTGTCGCGGGCAGCCTGCCAGTCGAAGGTCGCCTGCACGCCCTGCGGTCCAGAAATCTCGATCCGGGGGCGCGGCAGATAGACGGCGTGCACGGTGAAGGTGAAGCTTTCACCAGACGGCAGCACATAGGCAAACTCAAGCTCACAAGGATCGCCATTGATCGCCTGTGTCACCAGTGTCTGATCGGCGAACCGCACCTCTATGGAGCCGGTCAGAGCCGCAATGGAAGGGTCCGCGCCGTCGATGCGGCCGTCCGAGCGGATGGTTTCGATTCGGTCGAGGTTGTTGGCATAGGTAATGTCGGCTGAAACGACATTGCCGAGAGCGGTGCCATTGCGGGTGATCGCCCCGTTGAAATGGCCGAAGCGCTGCAATTCAAGCTCGGCGGGCGTGCCTGCGCTGGTCGTGGTCCCGACCGTCTCGCCCTGTGCGACCAGCCGCGCCGTCGCGGTCAGCAGCCCTGAACGCTGCATCTGCCAATTGATCTGGTCGAGTACGCAGCCCGAATACATCGCATAGCGTGGCACCTCGGGCATGCCGGTCTCGATGGACATGCTGGGCAGCGTCCAGGACCCCGACTGAAATTCATGAGTCCAGGGGCCGGTTCCGGTCGTGGTCGAATCGCCAAAACCCGCCTTCAGCCAGAACCCGAAGGCCTCGGCGTCCAGCGGCACGACAACATCGCCATCGGCCGTCACCGCATCCTTGATCGGTGCCAGCGGATCGCGACCGTAGCCCAGCAGTTCCGAGTTCAGCAGCGGCTGCTCCGCGCCGAGCGATGTGCTGGCGAAGGGCATCTTGGTGAAACCGCCCACGGGCGGCGTTCCATAGGTCGTCTCGAACGCAAGCGCCATCTGCGCCCGCGCCCCTTGGGCTCGTGCCATCGTGTTCTCCTCGGATTGTAGGGATCAGCCGAGTGGGTCGGCCGTTGAATAGTGCAGCACCACCGGGATCACGGCGGCCTTCAGGGTCGCCGCGCCTTCGACCGGCAGATCGACAGGGCGCGGTGCTTCGGCCTCGACCCAGTCGCAGAGGCCACCAAGTGTGCGGTCGGCAGCAATTGCCGCACCAATGCTTGCGGTCAACGTGTCGAAGGCGACGTCACGGTCGGTGCCCTGAACGACCGCCTCGATCTCGGCCCGGTGCTGGTAGTGGTAGGCAAGCGGCGACAGCGTCACCTCGGGCTCGCCTGGCTCGCCGTCGCGCAGGATCAGCAGCCCCTCGGCCGGGACGCGCTCGGGCAGGACGTCACCGCGCAGGGCAATCGCGGGCAGCGCCGAAAGCCGCGCGTGCAGCGCGGTGAGGATGGTTTC